GGCTGCTTGGGAAGCACATCCTGATCACACGATTACCAAAGCAATGGTTGCCGAACGTGCAATCTTCTTCGTTCTTCTACCATTCTTTCGCTTTAATGGTGACGCTGGTATGCGAACAGTAAGTGCCGATATTAGTAGAGATGAACAAATTCACGTGGCTACCAATAGTCTGGTTCATACTGAGCTGGGGTATAACATCAGTCCTTCTCTTGATAAACTCAGGAAGGCAACTATCAATTGGGTGATGCAACCTCTTGGCATGAGTGCTGATAAGTACTTAGACAAAAACTTTTGGTTGTCATCTAGTGACCGCCTAATGTACGAAGGCAAGGCACCTCAACTTGTCGCTACTAAAGCAGGAAGAATGCCCGCATTTTTTGAACATAGCAATGTCAATCTCCCCCAATATGCTTGAAGTCTTCGGAATGGAGGCCAGAGGCGTACTGTCTGAAATGGAAGATAGATTCCCACCAATCAATCCTTCACCTGATGACTCAATCGAAAAGATCATGTACCGCTCTGGTCAACGTTCTGTTGTGGAGTGGTTAGTAAACCGACTCGAAGACAACGATGGCTAAAATTAAACTAAACAAGGGCAACAGTAAAGAAAGGTTTGGCCACAAAGATCTATATGCAAATTTAGAGGCTGGTGTTAAATACTCTGAAATACTCAAGTATTTAAAAAAAAATCCAGATAAGCTTTGGTCTGGCAATGCAAAGGGTAAGTCTGGTGGACTTTATGAATTAGTTGCATCTAAAACCAAAGAAGAAACTGCTGCTGCTAACAAAAAGAAAGGTGAAAAACAGCAGGAATTACAACTTAAAATTGACAACGAAACTGTAAAAGGTGGTTATACACGTGTAAGTCCCGGTGAGTATGATGAAGGCATCGCCTTTGATAAAGACGGCCTTGCTATCAAAACCTATGATGGTAAAACCTTGAAAATTGGTAACTTACCAGGTCACCGATATGAAGATAGTGCCTATGCAGATATTAAAATTATTGATTATGATGCAACTATCGAAGGATACAATCCTGAAACATCTCTTGAAAAATTAGGCATTATAAAAGATAATGTATATGATAGTAAAGGCAAGATTAAAGGTGTCGAGTTTGAAGAGCCTAAGGTAAAACGTCAGGATTACACGTCAGATACTTTTAGGGATGACAAACAAAAAGAAGACTATTCTGAGCGTGGCTTGACTGACAAAGGGGGACAGATTAAAAAACTAAAGATTGACGGCGACTATAAAAATATTAACACCGACAAGTCTGGAAACCTCAAGCGTCTTACATTAACTGCAGATGGTAAGTACAAGTCTACTGCCGATGACTATCCTACAGAAATTAAATCTGACAGTTTTAGCGATCAGCTTGAAGTGGCAACTGGTTTGAAATCAGACACTATTACTCGTAAAGCACGGATGGGTAGTATCAAAAGTAAACTGGCTAATTCATCACGACTGAACAAGGATACATATATCAAATCAGGTAAAACACAACTAGGCATTAAGTAATGACTGCAAAAAGTAGATATGACTATTTGAGTAGCGAACGAGATCAATTCCTTCAGCAAGCGATTCAATCTGCTGAGTTGACTCTTCCTTATCTTGTAAAGCGTGATGGAGACACATCAACACATAAGCAACTTAGGTGTCCTTGGCAATCAGTTGGAGCTAAGGGTGTCACTACGTTGGCTTCAAAATTGATGTTGGCTCTCCTGCCTCCACAAACAAGTTTCTTCAAACTTCAAATTGATGAAACTACAATTCTTTCTGGTGAATTAGATCCAAGGATTAAGTCTGAACTTGACTTGTCCTTTGCAAAGATCGAACGCACGATGATGGAATCCATTGCGGCTTCTGATGATCGTGTAGTAGTACACCAAGCATTGAAGCATCTTGTGGTTGCTGGTAATGCGCTTATCTATATGGATAAGGAAAAGCTAAAACTCTATCCAATTAACCGTTTTGTTGTCGATAGGGATGGTCTTGGTAATGTTATTGAAATAGTCACCAAAGAAAATATTAGTAAGCAGCTCCTTCCTGAATCAATCAAGTTGAAGGAACCAAAGATTGATGATGAGTACAGTGGACCTAACGATACGTGTGATATCTATACACATATCAAACGTGACAACAATCGTTTTGTCTGGCATCAGGAAGTCTATGATGAAATCATTCCTGGCTCTCAAGGTAAATCTCCTGTAGATACAAACCCTTGGTTGCCTCTTCGCTTTAATTCTGTTGATGATGAAGCTTATGGACGTGGTCGTGTAGAAGAATTTCTTGGTGATTTGAAGTCACTTGAGGCACTCTCTCAGGCCGTCATAGAAGGCTCTGCAGCAGCCGCAAAGGTTGTCTTTACTGTATCCCCTTCAAGCTCTACAAAGCCCGCCACACTGGCTAGTGCAGGCAACGGAGCGATCATTCAAGGCAGACCTGATGACATTGGTGTTGTGCAGGTAGGTAAGACAGCAGACTTTGCTACTGCTTACAACATGATCCAACAGTTTGAACGTCGTTTGTCTGAAGCTTTCCTTGTTCTCACTGTTCGCAATAGTGAACGTACAACTGCTGAAGAAGTACGGATGACACAAATGGAATTGGAACAACAACTCGGTGGACTGTTTAGTCTGCTGACTGTTGAGTTCCTTGTTCCGTACCTTAACCGTAAGCTTAGTGTTCTGCAGAAGGCTGGAGAGATTCCGAAGCTACCTAAACGTATTGTCAAACCAACAATTGTTGCTGGTGTCAATGCACTCGGTCGCGGCCAAGATCGTGAAAGTCTGCAAATGTTTATGCAAACGATTGCGCAGACCATGGGTCCAGAAGCAATCTTAAACTTCATCAATCCAGAGGAAGTTATTAAACGCCTCGCTGCATCACAAGGTATTGACGTACTGAATCTTGTACGCAGTATGGAAGAGATTCAGCAAGAGCGTCAGCAACAACAAGCGCAAGAACAAGACATGGCGCTTACACAACAAGCTAGTCGGTTTGCTCAAGTTGACCAGCAACGTGAAGCCATGGCTACTCAACAACCAGAATAATCTACCCAATGAGTGAAACACTTTCGTATCAAGAGCCAGCACCTACTGAATTGAATGAAGCTGAACAGGAGGCTTTGGAAGTAGGTGAGCAGATGGAGTCTGATCAAAATCAACTTCTTGCTGGCAAATATAAATCTGCTGGTGACCTGGAGAAGGCATACCTTGAACTTCAAAAGAAGCTAGGTTCTGCAAACGAAGAGACTGAAGAACAGGTTGAAGAACAACCAGTGGAAGCTGAACAGGAGACAGAGGAGCCAGAAACCAAATCCGACGAACCTGAATCAAATAAGCTTACACAAGCTGACATTGATTATCTACATGGTCTAGCAGGTGGTACTGAAGGCTATCAACAGATGGTCACTTGGGCGTCATCAAACATGGAACCCAAAGAAGTGGAAATGTATGACCGTGTAATGGATCAGGGTGACCCAGCTGCTGTGTTGTTTGCTGTCAAAGCTTTAGTCGCTCAGTACAAAGATACAGTTGGTTCTGACGGTGAACTTCTCACTGGTAAATCTGCTGCTAATCCTGTTAAAAATCAATTCCGTAGTCAGCAGGAACTTGTCTCTGCGATGAATGATCCTCGTTATGACAGCGACCCTGCATACCGAAATGACGTTCTTGAGAAACTAGAAAACTCTGAACTTAACTTCTGATGTCACAACAATCTGATGTACTCAAGGCTTTTGTAACCAGCTATGGTCCTGAGCCTGAGAAAAAAGAAGAAGACAAAACTGAAGAAGAAACTTCTGAAGAGGAGTAACAGCTTGGGAGGCACCTCAGAGTCGGACCTCCCTGGTATTGGCTACGGCCCTTACGAGGATACCCTTAGCCGTCTAGACGGTGGGATAGACCACAAAAATTTTCTAAGATCTTAGTCCTGTTTATAATTTAATTACCCATAGTAATGGCACAACAAAATTCTACGCTGACCACGAGCCTTACACGGCCGGGTCAGGCTAATAGCACGGGTGACGCCCGCGCTCTTTATCTCAAGCTTTTTAGCGGTGAGATGTTCAAAGGATTCCAGAACAACACGATTGCTCGGGATCTCGTCATGAAGCGTACCCTGAAGAGCGGCAAATCTTTGCAGTTCATCTACACGGGTCGCACAAAGTCTGAGTTTCACACACCTGGTAACAGCATCCTGGGTAACAGCGATGGTGCACCTCCGGTGGCCGAAAAGACCATCACCGTTGATGACCTTCTGATCAGCTCAGCCTTCGTCTACAATCTCGACGAAGTTCTCAGCCACTACGACCTGCGTAGCGAGATCTCCCGCAAGATCGGCTATGCCTTGGCTGAAAAGTATGACCGTCTTGCATTCCGTGCTGTAGCACGTGGTGCTCGTCAGGCATCTCCTATCACCAAGAGTGGCTTTGTCGAGCCCGGTGGTACTCAGATTCGTGTCGGTGCTACCACCAACGATTCTGATGCTTATTCCTCTACTGCACTGGTGTCAGCCTTCTACGACGCAGCAGCTGCACTCGATGAAAAGGGTGTGTCTGGTGATGGACGTGTCGCTGTACTGAACCCGCGTCAGTACTACGAACTGATTCAAGCTGTTGGTTCCAACGGCCTGATCAACCGTGATGCCCAAGGCGCTGCTCTGCAGTCTGGCCAAGGCATCATCGAGATCGCTGGTATCAAGATCTACAAGTCCATGAACATCCCGTTCTTGGGTAAGTACGGCACCGCTTATGGCGGTACTACTGGCGTTACCTCTCCGACCAATGTTGGTTCCTTCGTTGGCGAAACCCTGGAAGACGCTTCTGGCGCTTCTACTGGTATCAACAACGATTACGGTACTGCTTCTGAAGTCGGTGCTAAGTCCTGCGGTCTGATTTTCCAAAAGGAAGCAGCCGGTATGGTCGAAGCCATCGGTCCTCAGGTGCAAGTCACCAGTGGAGATGTCTCCGTGGTCTACCAAGGCGACGTGATGCTCGGCCGTTTGGCCTGTGGCGCAGACTATCTGAACCCTGCAGCTTCTGTTGAGCTGTATGTGGGTGCTTCTGCTCCTTCTGCATTCTGATTTATTTATACACAAGGGATCCTTCGGGGTCCCTTTTTTTTATTCATTCATAAGGTCTCTTTATGGCGCTTCCAACTTCACCTACAACTGCTCAGTTAGATGCAGTTAATGAGATGCTCATGTCTGTAGGTCAAACTCCTGTCACTCAATTAGAAGCTACTAACCCGGACGTTGCGCTCGCTTTTGAAACGCTCACTCAAGTGTCGCGTGGTGTGCAGGCTGAAGGTTGGACTTTCAATAGGGAGAACCACCTGAGTACATTTACACCTGACAGTACAACTAAAAAAATTCAAATCCCTGACAACGTCTTGCAAATTGACTTGTCAGATAATCATGATAACCGGAGTAAAGATACAGTCCGTAGAGACGGATATTTGTATGACAGAGAGAACCACACATTTGAGTGGGACTCAACTCCTGAAGTGGACGTAGTTTATTTCTACGACTGGGGCGATCTTCCAAAACCAATTCGTGACTACATTGTAGCTAGAGCTGCTGCAATCTTTAGTAGCCGTATCGTTGGTGATCCTACGCAGTTCCAACTGCTATCACAGAGAGAAGCATACGCTCGTGCTCAAGCATTGGAATACGAATGTAATCAAGGTGACTATACATACTTTGGTCATCCCGATGGTGGCAACTTCTACAACAGCTATCAACCCTATACCGCACTTTATCGATACTGATGGCAAACATCACTCAACAGATTCCTGATTTCCTGGGTGGTGTTTCTACACAGCCTGATGATCAGAAGGAAATAAATCAGGTTAAAGAGATTATCAATGGTTACCCTGATCCAACTGTAGGTCTGATTAAAAGACCCGGTCTAAAGTTTGTTGCTAATATTATCAACAATACTACGTATGACAACGCTCATTGGTTCTATTATAGATACTCTTCTACCGAACAATACGTAGGAGCAATTATTAGCCAAGCTGTAAAGATGTGGAATGTAAGTGATGGCGCTGCTGTCACTGTTACTAACGGCACAAGTCAATCATATCTAACTGTCGCTGGTAATGCTCATAATCAGTTTCATGTAATCAGTAAGCAAGACCAAATCATTATCATTAACAAGACAAAAACTACGGCTTTGTCTGCAGCTTTGTCTGGATCATTGTCCGGTACTGTTGCTAGTGTTGCTAATTTACCTGCTGCTAGTTCCAACAATAATAACGTTTATAAGATTTCTAATACCAGTGCTGCTGAAGATGATTACTATGTCAAGTCAGATGGTACTACTTGGAATGAATCACACCAACCTAATATTGCTATAGCTATTGATGCCACTACTATGCCTTACAGGCTACGTAGAACGGCTCTTAATGCCTTTACATTTGAGGCTAATACCTGGGGTCAAAGACTTGTTGGTGATACTACTACAAACCCAAACCCTAGCTTTATTGGTAAAACACTTAATTTTGCATTCTTTGCTAATAACAGATTAGGCTTTTTATCTGAGGATAATGTAATCCTTGGTGTTCCAAACGACACATATAACTTCTTTAGTAAGTCAGCTATTGTTCAGATAGACAGCGATCCTGTTGACTTAACCTGTGGTAGTCAGCGTCCAGTTACGCTTACATCTGCAGTACCTGTACAGCAAGGTATTGTCTTGTTCAGCGGCTCACAGCAATTTATGCTGTTCTCTGATACTGGTGTTTTGACGCCAGCTCAAGCTGTTATTAAATCTATTTCTAGTTATGAGGTTGATGAAGATGTTCATCCAGTTGAAACTGGTACAACAATTACTTTTGTCAATAAATCTACCTCCTTCTGTCGTGTGTTTGGTATGCAGACACAGGGTCAAGGAGCTAGTCCTTTATTCATTGATTTAGGGAAGTTTGTTTCACAATACATTCCACATACTGTCTCATCAATAGTTGCTGATACACAAAATTCGTTTATTGGGCTTTATGGTCAATCAGCAAACAAGGTCTATTTTTATAGAACCTATGTTGAAGGTGATCAGCAACTTATGAGGGCTTGGTACAGCTGGCAACTGCCAGGTAATGTTCAGTTCTTTAATAGTGATAAAGACAAAATTGTTAGTGTGGTTAAGTTTCAAGGTGGTCTTGTCTTACTTTCAACTGAATTAAATAACTTACCTACTCCTGCTCAAATAACAGCTAACACGCTACCTGCTGAAAACCTCTTCTTTGACATGATTGCTAGTTCTTCTGGCAATACCTATGTGAGTAATCAGACTAGGGTTCAGGTTCCATTTGCTTTGGATTCATCGCTGACACCTTTTGTAGTATCTGATGATGGTGTGCAGTTAAAAGTAGAATCAACCTTGACAGCTGGTGGTAACAATTTCTTTGTTATTGCTGGAGCAAATAACTATTCTAGTCTTAATCTAAAGGTTGGTTACAAGATGCCCTTTGAAGTTCAGATGCCACATATCTTTGTTCGTCGCAATCAAGGCATTGTTGACTATACTGCTTCCTTGATTATTTCTAGACTAAAGTTTAGCATCGGATTGTCAGGTGCTCTTAGCTTTAAAACCACACCTCTTGGTGAATCAAGCTCAAACCAAACTGGTGCTGTTCAAATTGTTGACTATACAAACATGAATTCAGTTCCGTTGAGTGAAGCATCTATTTTGACTATTCCAGTCTTACGTCGTAATACAAGTTACGACATGACTATTTTTAGTGACACGCCATTTGCTGTGGCACTTAACTCTGCTATGTGGGAGGGTAATTATTCAACTAAGTATTATAGGAGACTGTAATGGCATCTCAGGCAGATGTTGTAAAGGCACAAAATGCTGCAGCGCAGGCAGCCACACAAGCTAGAAATGAACAACAAGCGTTGGATTACTTCAACGCAATGGATAACTTCTATCTGCGTCAATATTCTGATAATCAAAACAAAAAGCTTACTGATCAAATACAAAAAGATCAGTTTAAAGATGCGCTACAGGTATCTGATATGCGTAAGGACGCACAACTGCGTGCGTTTGATACATCAGAAGAACGGTATCGTGAACAGTTAACCGTAAACCAGGCAGAATTTAATCGTGCCAAATCAGGTCTTGACTCTCAATTTGACTCAACACTGCGTAGCTATGAAGATCAAATAATTGATCAAGACCGTGCATTCACACAAGAGTTTGATAGAGCATCATTTAATAGGGATACTGTTGAGCGTCGTAAGACGGACATAGCAAGCCAATACGGTGAGGGTGGAACTCAAAGACGTAGTGATGCCCTTTCTATCCAACGTGCACGTGATGCTATTGTCAGACGTTCAGCTCTAGCAACAGAGGATAAAGCTGATATTACTTCTCAGAAAAAAGAGATTGAAGATGTCCGCACACAAACCGATCTGATTGTTAAAAATCAGCTTGCTGCAGCAGACCTAGAAGACGCCAGAGCACTTCTTAATCGTGACTCACAGTTAGCTAACATTGCTTTTCAAAAGCAAGGGCAACGTATTGAAACTCTTGCTCGTGTAGGACAAGCAAAGGCTAGAGGTCGTAAAGGTAAATCCGCTGACCGTACGCTTCAGACAACACTTGCACTAAGTGGTATTAATGTTGCACGACTGACAAACCAAGCTTTCTTTGCACAGAAGGAATATTCTGGTGCTCAGAGTGCTGTAGCTAACCGTAAGGCTGCTATTGGTTTTCAAGATCAGATTAGTAAACTTAGAGAATCTACTGCTCTTGCTCAACTAGATACACGCGGTAACCGTTTAAAAGCTGAAGAGACCGCTGACACTACAGAAGGGACAAGAATTACTGAGCAAGAAACTCTTCTAGGTGATATTGCTTTAAATCAATTTACAAGTGGTACAGCTGAAGCTGACCAACAGCTTAATGAAATTGCTTATGCTATTGGTTTGTCTAGAGAACAACTAACAATGAATAAGAAACGCCTTGGTGCGTCTCTTGTTAGTACTGTTGCAAGTATAGATGATCAATTACTTACTTTAGAACAAGCTAAATACAAAGCTGATTACAACGCTCATGCGGCACGTATGTTGCCTCCTGAGTTTGTACCTGATGCTAAAGCACCTTATGACGTACCACTACCTAAATACATTGAGCCTCGCCCTGGTGCTGCTCCTGCTCCTGCTTACCAAGCACAATACATACCAGCTCCAACACAGAGTGGTCTTGGCCAAGCATTAATGATTGGTGGTGCTGCACTAAGTGTTGCTGCTATTCCGTTCACTATGGGCGCAAGTCTTGCTGCTGCAGGAGGTGCCGCTAGTACTGCCGCTGCAGGTGGGCTTTTAGGTTCAATGACTGTTGGTACTGCTACAGCTGTTGGTACTGGTCTTGCGGGTTTGGGTACAGGCTTGACGCAATTCTCACAAATGCCATTCAACTATAGGTAAACAATGCAACCAGTACAGTATCGTGGGTACGCCCAGGGCACTGCATTCAACCCGATTATATTATCGGATCAATCTCGCAAAATACTTGAGCAAAACGAACAGTTCTTAAGAGGACTTCAAGCAAAGCAAAAGATTGAACGTGACTTTGAGGTAGCTAAACTAAAGCAGCTTCAAGAAAATATCAGGTCGCAGCGCCAACAACTAAATGAAAACTATGGATACGATCAAAGGCAAAAAGATCGTTATAACCAATCCTTACAAGCAAATGCTGCACGAGAGGTACAAGACCTTAAGCGAATTGCAGCATTAGACGCTAATAAGCCTACCACTGCTGCTGTTGTTAATCAGGTTGCTGATTTTCTTGTTGGTGCTAGTGAAACAGCTGCAACAGTAATTGGTAAGGTAAGAGAAGCTAAGAATGCCAGTGATCAGGCATCTGCTAATGAAATTCAACAAAGTGGTGAGCTGACTGACGCTTATATTGGTAACCAGGTTGGTGGTCAGATTGTCTATGACACTGCTACTAATAAAGTTATGGCTGTCTTTGCTACAGCTAAAGCCTTTAAAGAAAGTGGTTACGAAGTTCAAGAAGGTCAACAACTTTACTCAATTAAAGATGCTATCCAGCAAAAAGTTAATTTCACTTCAGCTCAAGCTGAATTTAAGAACTTTTCTTTAGAGTTTAAAAATCAAACAGAATACGACTTTAACGGTGAAACTATTAGCCGCCAGCAGTTTGCACAACTTTCAGCTGCTGATAAAAAAGCTGTATTTGAACAACAATATGTATCAGCTTTAGACCAACTGCAGGAAAAGGCTAAATTTAGCCCTTATATGCTGCAGCAACTTACCTCTCAAAAAGGTACAGAAGTATCTAAGTTCTACGGTGAATCTCTTAAAGAGCAAAATAAAATCTATAATGGTCTAATGGTTGCGGCTGCACGCCAAGAGGCCGTAACACTCCGTACACCAGATGCCATTCAAAATTACGCTAATGTTGTTGCTGTCAATGAGGGTGGTGATCGATCAAAAGCCGTAGCTGCAGTAAAAGAACTTCTCTCTGACTCTAATACATTCACTGATGCTGAAGTTGAGCGGTTTTCTGATACTACTTTTATTGATCAACTAGGTATCGAAAGTAAGTTTCGTCTGCGTAATGCCAATTCTTATAACGAGATTAAGCAAGATCATGCAAAGAGTGGACTTGCTGCTGAGAATCTAGATCAAGTTAAACGTGATCTAAATGAAGCTAAGTTGATAAATAGTTTTCACGAGGCTTTTGATCAAGACAAACGTGATGGAACTATTGATGAGGCTACTAGCACACAACTAGCAGACGAAGCTAAACGTGCTGAAGCTAACGGATACACGAACCTGGCTTCACTGCTTCGTTCTAATATAAATATAACTGCTGATGCTCAACTATTAGAAACACAACGAAATAGGTTAGATGAGCTTTATGCAGCTGGTACTTTAGAAGAAAGGCATGTACGTGATTCTGGCCTTCAGGGTGAAGAATTCAGTGAATATATTGATAAGGCTAAAGAAGTCCGTGCAGTAGTTGCTCCAAACAAAGATAACCTAGGTGAAGCGGAAAGTGTCATTAAAGCTGATCTAAGAGAGCGTCTCACTGGTGGTTACGCTTTTCAAGGTTCTATGCCAGGTAGTTACCATACAGGTGTTCGTAGAGAAACTGATCGATATACAAAGGCTTATCGTAATGAAATGCGTAAGTCTGGTGATCATGCCACAGCTCATAAAGTTGCTATGGGTGAAGTCAACGCTGTTATCGGTACAGATGAAACAAAAGGCTTATACCGTGTTGCTAATACCTACGACGAGATTGTTAAACAGCTCAAAGCAGGTGGACGTGTTGGTGACTTTGTAGATAGTAGTCTTCGTTATGCTCCATTAGATAAACAACCAAATTCGATCACTGAAATACGTGAGCGTGTTGATGAACTAGGTGTAGACGCTATTAAGACTATTGTCACACCTAAACGTCTACAAACTACGTTTAACAACTACAGAGAAACAGGTCGCGTAACACGTGATCCTGGTCTTGAGGCTACAGCAAAACTATTAAATATCCCTTACGCAGAAGCACATAACCTTGCTGCTGAGCAGCTTGGTGATGATTCATTAAAACTACCTAAGAAACTATATGATGGCGCTATTGAAATGGAGTCCGCTGCTCGCGGTACTTCTTTTGCCAAATTTTTGAAAGCCCGAGCTGACCTTGATCGTAAAGTAACAACTAGCCTGGTTCTTACTGAACTAAGTGGGCAACCTTTTCAGCAGTCAGCTGCTGCACAAGATCAAACATTTAATTATGAAAATGTTACTAACCCTGTCGGCCGGTCACTTGTTGACATGGCTAACCGTAACGGTTGGAATCCTTTAGATATAGCTTCTATGATCGGTTTTGAAACCGGCGGTTCATTTGATATTAGTCAACCTGGACAAGGTGCTGCTGAAGGACGTGTTGGCTGGATTCAAGCTGGTGAGGAAGAGCGCAATACATACGGTCTTGGTTCTGGTGATCCAATGCAGGAAATTATTGCTATAGAAAAATATCTAATTGACCGTGGTGCAAAGCCAGGGCATGGACTTGCAGATTTGTATTCAGCAGTAAATAATGGTCGAGCCAATCTTGGTTGGAACCCAGATGGTAATGGTGTTGTCCCTAGAGACCCAAAAACTCTTGATCGCATTCGTTTGCAACGCCAAAAAGCTGCACAATATTTCGGGTTTAACTGATGGCAGATTATTTAACTAGAGAAGAACAAGCTTATGATGCAGTTCAGCCAAACACTGAAATTGAACAACAAGAACAAGATCAATTAGATGCTGAACTAGCAGAACAAGCTAAAAGTGTTGACACTGAATCAGGTGTTAAATCAGGTGAGAAGGCTGGTCCTACCTTAGAACCTAGCCGTAGAGAAAGGGCTGATCAATTTGTTGGTGATAACTCTCAAGAGTTTCCAGTTCTTGAACCAATAGGAATGGGTGTTCCTGACACCGTAATGGATACACTCGGAGCTATTGGAGAGCTTGTCCCTTGGTTGTCACCACTTAGCGATCTAGACAAAGATTACGACGCTAATTTTGGCCGTGATACCGAGACGGATCCAGCCAAAAAAATGATACGTGATATTTCTGCAACTGTTGTTCCAACATTAACTATCGGTGGTGCAGGTGCAAGCCTTATGAAGGGTGCTGCTGCAGCTCGTGGTTTGGTGCTGTCTAGTCGTGCAAATTTACTTGCACGTATTGGATTTGAAGCTGGTGTCGGTACAGGTGTTACTGCTGTCTCTGAGCAGACTGATGAGCCAGAAAACGTCGCCACCTTGATGTATGAATTCACTGGTCTTGATCTTCCTTGGCGTCATGTGGATGGTGATAGTCCTTATTGGACTTTTGCCAAAAACATGGTTGAGGATGCTTTCTTTAATATCGGTGGAGCCGCGTTAGAAGCTTACACTGCTTCTAAGTCACTTACTAAACACATCCCTAAGAATGAGGTATCGTCTCAATATTTGGGAGAAAAAATTGCACCGCTTGCGGCTGCACGGGAGGAACTTGGTGATCCTGTAGCTGCAGCTGTAAAGGTAAAGGATGATGCACGTCTTGCAGAAATTAACAGAGAAACCATCCAACGATTAGGTCAAAATGCAGACAATCCAAACCCGTATTACGACCCGTTTATCAACGAACCTCACTTTCCTAGTGAGAGATCAGTCAAAAACTACAACGCAAATATCGTTGATTTTAAGACTGACGTAGCACGTATGGCTAACAACATTGGTGCTGATGAAGTAGGTGGCCGTGCTCGGCCAGCTGTAACACCAGGCATGATGAAGCTTGTTGGTCAAGGTGATGAGGCACGTGAAGAAGCCCTGAAGAACTTTGGTGAAACCTTAGATGTTATCAATGTAGATACTCAGATTGGTGACAACTTAATTACTGAAGAGATGAAGCAAGCTGCTATTGACCAGCTGGTTGATAAAGCTGCCAATCTTGAAGGTATGGACTTTGCTAAAGCTGTAGGTTCGTTGCGTGAAGCTATTGAGCCCATTCGTGGCAATACAATCCAATACTTAGGTGCTGATAATGCTGAAGTAGGCATGAATGCTTTGGATCGAATGATGGATGTTCTTGATCCGCAGCGTCTTAAGGGTTCAGCTGTAGTTGCTTACCAAGCAGGTAAGGATATTACTGACAGTGCTGCTGCCATCAATATTGGTAGTAACAGTAACTGGACTGCACGGCAGCAGGAACAAATTATTCAAAATATACCCATCCTGATGCAGGAGGTACGTTCTCACCAGTTCATCAAGGGTTATACCTTACAGATGCTGGATATGGTGAAAAAGGCTAAGGCTGATGGTACTTATAACGTTGACTGGATCAATAGTAAGAACCAAGAGTTTGCTATGAGCCTTAAGGCTACACGTGAAAAAGCCTTAGAGTTTACCAACAGGATGTATGATATTTCTCAAGAAAACCCTGAATACTTTAAACCTCTTTATCAGCAGTTCTTACGTACCAACGGTGACATAGATACTCTCTATAAGCTCAACAAGCTCATGTCAGAACGTATGGGTCTGTGGGGCAAGGGTCTTGGATTTGGCAACAACAAAATTCCTTCAATACTCGTTAAAGAACTACAGAGTGTTATTTATAACTCTGTCTTGTACGGCTTTGCTCCTGTACGTGCAGGTGCTGATGCTGTGATACATACTGTTGTTAAGCCTGCATCTATTCTTCTCGGCTATGCCTCACAAAGCAAGTTTGGTGAAATGAAACGTGCTTTGTATGGCTTTGGAGGATTTGCTGAGACATTCCAACGTGGCTTAAAACATGCTGCTGATGAATGGCGGTTTGCTGTCCAGCACCCTGACTTTGCCCATAGTCGTGCTCGTTCTGATATCCAGGCAGGTGCACTGCAGGACTACGACACGATGGAATTGATGATGGAAGCCTGGGAGAAAGACAAGACTCCTGGTAACCAAGGTAAACTATTCACTGCACAGGCAATCAAAACACTTAGCTGGTGGAATCGTTATACACCTGAAAATAAGATTGGGCGTCACATTGGCCCTAGATCTGGTGTTAATGCACTGTCCTATGTAGATGGTTTTACTAAATCATTACAGGCTTCTTTTGCAGCCCGTACAAAGGCATATGACGAAGTATTTGAACGTACTAATGGTGCGTTTGATGAGGACTTGTTTGATGCAGCGCAGAAACGTCTTTATGACTCTATGTTCGATAAGAACGGAGTCATGACTAATGATGCTGCACTGTATGCAGCAGGTGAGATGAACCTCAACCTTGATAATAAAATGGTTGCAGGTATCGAAAAATTGACTAACGATATACCTATTCTCAAGTCTTTGTTCCTGTTCCCACGGACAGGTATGAATGAACTTACTCGTATTACTACCTTTAACCCTCTTGGTCCTCTTGGTGTAGCTATGGGTAAGGCTCGTAAGGCTATCAACGCTAAAACCGATGCTGAAATTGCTGACGTATTGAAAGCACACGGTTACTTAGAAAGTGATCGAGCTGCTTTTGAGACCATTAGAGCTGAGTACATCGGTAGGCAGAACATGTCATCGATGATTGTGACTGGTATAGGTATGGCTGCAATGTTCGGCAATGTAACTGGTAGCGGTCCAACAAACCACGCTGAGCGTCGTCGGTGGATTGAACTTGGTGGTTTCCAGCCATATAGTATAAAAATTGGAGAAACAGAAGAAGGTAAACCAATTTGGCTACCCTACAAAGGGTGGGGTTTCTTAGAAACTTTGTTGGGTATGACTTCGGATATTATGTTTCACGCTACTAAAGTAGACAAAGATGCTGATGAATGGTTAGGTGCACTTGCAGGTGCTATTGGTATGAATGTTAGTAATAAATCATTCCTGAGTGGCTTTGAACCTTTAGTTGCCATGCTTAGTGGTGACGAAAGTGCTCGTAATAGATTCCTTGCACAGAACGTAAACTCCATGCTTCCCTATAGCGGAGCACGTAATATTCTCAGCCGTACTGTTGCACCGCAACTAAAGGATGTAGAGAACAATTTCTGGGCATATATGGCACACAAAAACCGTTTCCTTCCCGGTGTTGGTGATAAAATTGTCAACTCTGTTGATATCTATACAGGTGAACCTATTAACTACACTGTACCTATTATTAACCATATCCAAGGTCTGCTTCCATTTGGTCTTATTAATGCACGTATGGAACCATGGAGACAACGTCTAATTGAAAGTGGATGGGATGGTAAGAAGACACTTTTGCATAACCCAGATACCAAAGAAAAATACACTCCAGAGCAGCGTCAATGGATGAACAATTACATTGGTAAGAAGGGTGTGCTTGGACGACAGGTCCAGGAGATCTTCTCTAAATCTGATGGTGAGTGGAAGAAAACTATTGATGAATATAAGAAACAACGTCCTGGTTTAGTCAAAGAACTACTTGGGCAAGGTTTTTCACAGAAAAGCTACCCATGGAAGAAGACTATTCTTATGGAATATCTGACCAGAATGCATAATGAAGCGTATGAAGAGGCACGTTCTGCCTTAATAGCTAATGATACTGACCTTGGTAGAGCAGTAATTATGCAAGACCTGATTGAAGGCAATATTAAAGACCAACAGTTTGATCGTGCCGCTAGTGGTGTCGAGCAACTACAACAGTTTAATTCTACTAAATAATGGCAATCACAACTCAAACATTTTCAGGCACTGGTAGTCAAACACAGTTTTCCATTGCCTTTCCATATAGAGATACTGCCGACGTTAAAGCCACTATCGATGCTGTTGTCACCACTGCATTCAGCGTAAGCGGTAGTACTGTTACTTTTAACAGTGCTCCTGCTAACGGTGCAGCTGTAATTATCTTCAGACGCACCAGTAACGATACTATTGAAGCTGATTTCCAATCAGGTTCGGCTTTACGTGCTGTTGATCTAAATAATAACTTTGAACAAGTACTGTTTGTAACACAAGAGTCATCTGATCTTTCAGATACAGCTACTACAAACGCTTCGACAGCTGTTACAAACTCCACCAACGCTGTTAATACAGCAAATACGGCTAGTACTAATGCTACTAACGCTGTCAACACAGCTAATACAGCTAGCACTAATGCCTCAGCTGCTGTCACTACAGCAAATACAGCTGACACTAACGCCACAGCTGCGTTAACCAACTCACGTGAAAGTGATGGTTCTGGTGGGTTTGTTTCGGCTATTACAAAGGCAAATACTGCAATTACGACTGCAAATGCTGCGTCCACTCAGGCCGCAACTGCCGCAACCGACAGTGCATCCGCCGTCACAACAGCGAATTCTGCCAGTACAGCAGCTAGTAGTGCCGTTTCTACGGCAAACACAGCTTCTACAAACGCCACAACAGCTCTCAATACAGCAAACAGTGCTGCTACTGATGCTGCATCTGCGATCAGCACAGCTAATTCAGCCACAACGGTAGCGAACAGCACAATTGCTACAGCCAATACGGCTTCTACAAACGCTACAACAGCTCTCAACACAGCGAACACTGCTTCTACAAATGCATCAACAGCGCTGTCAACAGCTAATACTGCAAGTACAAACGCCACAAATGCCGTATCAACGGCAAACGCAGCTTCT